ACCTTTAACCAAACAGACATAGATCCTAAACGTTTATACGATAGGGCATTCAAAGAGTCTGAGAAGATTACTTGGAACCCTAACAACAGAACTAAACAAAGGATATTAGAAGACTGCATGATGGGTCAATGTGCAGAGTTATTCTTAATAGACAAGTGTGGATTCACCGATAACCCTAATGGCTTCATGGATGTATATGATCCAGTAGGAAATGAGATTGAAGTGAAAGTTACACGTGGAGAACACAATATAAAGTTTATGTTAGGTGATCTATTAGTTCGTAAAGTTGAATGGGGATATGATGTAGCTGATATAGTCTATACCTATCTGTATGATCCTAAATCTGGTGACTATACATTCTTAAATGATTACAAATTTAATGGTACAGACTATGTACTTTCGCGCAAAACTATGTTATAATATACTATTCAATGGAGAAATAAATGCAAAAAGAATCAATTCTCATTCTACAAGAATGTGCCGAGCTTCAATCTAAAAAGTCTGAAGACTATCAAAATCCAAATTCACAAGTAAAACAAGCAATGCATTATCGTCGTGGTGTAGATTCTATACATGATACTATGCACGGCAAAATGTTACGTGCTCAGTCTTTACTTGAATCCGGTCAAGCCAATAACTTTGAATCACTCGAAGATACATACAAAGATCTTATTAACTATGCATCTTTTGCTGTCTCATATATTCGTGGCAAAATGGAAGGTCAGGATCCTACCCTCGATTACTTAAACAAACCTAAAAATGTTGATTAAACCACACGTAGTACAAGATGTAAGAGATTACTTTGTGGCTGGTAAGCAGCGCGGTATGCATATGACCACCGATAAAACTGGTGTTAAATGTATTGAACTTATCGGTGCAAGCTTCTTAGCAAATGAACCAGCTATCTTTGGTGAACCTAACTCAGAGTATATAGCAAAGGAAATAGAATGGTATCAATCTATGTCACTAAATATTAATGGCATATACAAAGGTGAAAAGCCCCCTCCAGCAGCATGGCAATATGCAGCAAGCGCTGATGGTATGATCAACTCTAACTATGGTTATCTAATATACCACAAAGATAATGGGTATCAATACGATAATGTACTTCAAGAATTAGATTCTAATCCTGATGGGCGTAGAGCCACTATGATATATAATAGACCAGAGATATGGAATGAATATGATCTATTTGGTATGTCTGACTTTATATGCACTAACTCAGTGGCTTATTATATACGCGATGGTAAAATAAACTGTTGTGTACAAATGAGATCTAATGATGTTGTCTATGGTTATAAGAATGATTATGCATGGCAACAACATGTGTTAGAAGAGTTAGCATATGACTTAGGTTTAGAGGCTGGCAAAATGATATGGCAAGTGCAGAACTTACATGTCTATGAAAAACACTTTGACTTAATACAACCTATCCATAACAGATGAATAAATGGCTTAACGAAGAAGCATTAGATGTGCTAGTTAATTATTATTATCCTAAAGCTGGATGGCTGCAGGATAATGTTAATTGGGGACCACTTGATTACGAGGGCCCTGAAGCTAATAAAGAAATTAATGATCCTCTTATGCAGAAGATAGACATCTATGATTGTAAGACGAGAAATGCCGCTGGCTTTTCAAATGTATTACAAGACTTATTTCTTGGTTCAAAGACTCCTAAATGGAGATGGCAAAACGAAAGACGTAGAGACATTAACACATGGAATGATAAAATCACATGGGGTTTATCTGCACAGTTTTTTGTTATGATGTGTCATCGTATTACAGGAAGTGGTGCATCATTTGAGAATGACCATGGATATCGTAATAATTGTATACAATATTGGGGTACGCAATATGCTAAAAATGGTATAAAAGAAATGTGTGAAGATCTAATAAAGGCAAAAGCACGTGGACCAATATTTACTTCTATTGGTAATCAACCTCCAGCACCTAAAAAAGGCACAACAAATATAGACTTTATGACAAAAGAATTACCACCATTAATATTTAAATTTGTTGATTGGTTATTATATGAAAAGATAGATGGCGAGTATAGAAAGACAATGAAAACTCANAAAGAGATTGTAGACTGGTTTAATGCATATAATAAATCAGCAGGACATAGAAAGTTTAACTTNCAATATGCAGCATTCTCTATGGACTGTTCAGATTATTTTCCTACAGCAGTAGATCCAGATTCACATACATACTTAGGCAACAACGCTGTTCGTTGTTTAAAGAAGTTATCGTCTGGATATAGTCATGATGAGTTCATGAATATATTAAGAGAACGTACAGGCGGAAGACCAAAAGATCTTGAAGATGTGATGTGTGACTTTGTAAGGTTTGGTCAGAACTATGTGCCTCGTGGAAATGGAACATTCGATCATATTCCAAGTACTATAACTAATAACAGCGGTTGGGTTTCAGGTTGGAAACAAAGACAAGGAACACCACCGGATACTAATACACTACCAATATAATGCCACANAATAATCACGTAGAAGATGGTTTCAATATCGATGTCGGTATGATGCAACCTGAAGAAGCAAAAGAATATTACTTAGATCTTGCACAGTTCTGGACTGATCCTAATCCAGCTCCACGTATTGTTGAGCATGAAGGTATTCGGGTTGTAAGAGATGATGACTTAGTTGGATCTAAAGTTCGTGGTGGAGATTGTCTTATTAGTTCTCTTCCAAAGCATATTGACACAATAGTTTATGTGCAACCAAGGACTGGTTTAGCTGGTGTAAGTATATTAGATGTAGCAAAGAGACATAATAAAGCAGTAAGATTATTCATGCCATCATCTAAAAGAATATCACATCATCAAGCATGTTGTATAGAACAAGGAGCAGAAGCATCCTTCCATCGTATTGCAGCTATGCCTAATCTAAATAAGATAGCAAAGGAATGGGCTGATCAGAAAGAAAATGCATTCTTTGTACCATTAGGATTAAAACATAGAATGGTTACAGCAGGAATGGTTAAAGTTGCATCACAAATAAAAGAACCTGATGTAGTTTATGTTGCTACCTCAACAGGAGTATTAACACGTTCATTACAGATTGCTTGGCCAAATGCAGAGTTTGTCTCTGTTGCTGTAAGTAGAAACATGAAGGCTGGTGAATTAGGTAGAGCAAGAGTTATATCTGAGAAAAAAGCTTTCACGGCTCATGAGAGTAAAGAGAACTTACCACCATTTCCAAACATAGATACTTACGATGGTAAGGTATGGAAATATATTCCTAAGCATTCTGATAAAGATATATTATTTTGGAATGTAGGTAAAGAACCAGTATTACATGATGATACATTATATGAAACAACTGATAGCTATAGAAAATGGGATAAAGATTTATGATTACAGGAACATTTAATAAGATACCACGTAAGAAGAACAGCCATGGATATGGTTGGGCACGTACATGGGCAGAGAACTTAAAGGTAGGTATTAACCACGATGCTGATCCAGTTGAGATATTATACTTAGACCATGGTGTAAACTTTGGTGGTGGTCTTAATCTATTCGGTGGATTTGATGAGAAGCTTAAACAAAGAGTAGATAATTTTTTAGCAGCTGATAAGGTTTATTCACTTGATATAGATATGCCAGAATATGGTAACATGTTAGCCAAGAGAAAAGATGTAGAGGATAAAGCGTGGTGTGCTCGTGTTCAACAGAAATGCGACAATGCACAAACATTACTATCCACTGATCTTGATACACAATGGCTGACAATAGGTGATTCTCATACAGCAGCGTTTGCCCCACCAGGAAGTATGGTGATTAAGACTAATGGTCTTACNCTAAACGGCCAAATCAAATCTAACTTTCAATACGTAACAGATCATATAGCTAAGTGCAATAACCTACAAGGTATCACATTAAGCTTTGGTAATATAGATGTGAGACATCACTTATGCAGATTACATATTGATCCAAGAGATATGTGGATAGATCTAAAAAGGTTTGGTGATAGCTTGCCAATTCCAGTAGAATATTCTGTTCCATGGCCTATAGAGTTTGAAGGCAGAAGATTACCAAAGACTGGTTACTATAAAGGTCAACCATTTTGGGGATCATACTATGAAAGATCACAAATGCTTGAAAGAATCTTTGAGACTATGGATATGATTAGTATGAATAGAGTTTTATATCCAATGGAATGGTTAAAGATGAATCCAGAAGAATTTGCTAAAACCAAAATGGAAGGTACAAGCTCAGTACACATATCACCAGAAGTATATAGACGAAAAGATTTCGGTCAGCAGTATGTACTTCCGATATAATTATGATATAATATATACATAAATTAAATAATGAAGGAGTAAATAAATGGGCATAATGGATCGTTTACAGAAGAACTCACGTATCAAAGAGTCTTCGCAACTTGACAAAAGCAAGTTGTTTTCTGATAAGGACATGGTTCCAACACCTGTCCCAATGATTAACGTTGCACTATCAGGTGACCCAGACGGTGGTCTGAGTTCAGGTTTAACAGTATTGGCAGGACCATCGAAGCATTTTAAGACTTCTTTTGCCTTGTTAATGGCAGCAGCTTACTTAGATAAGTATGACGATGCTGTTTTGTTATTCTATGATTCAGAGTTTGGCAGCCCGCAACAATACTTTAAGTCGTTTGGTATAGACACTTCGAGAGTTCTACATAGCCCCATTACTAATGTAGAAGAACTGAAGTTTGATCTAATATCCCAGTTAGAGAATATCGAACGCAAAGATAGAGTCATTATTATAATTGATTCTATCGGTAACCTAGCTTCTAAAAAGGAGCTGGAAGATGCTATGAATGAAAAGTCAGTAGCAGATATGTCGAGAGCGAAAGCCCTCAAAGGTCTATTTAGGATGACAACACCCTATCTAACAATGCGCGACATACCGTTGTTAGCAGTCAACCATACATATCAAGAAATCGGCTTATTCCCTAAAGCAGTCGTTTCCGGTGGTACAGGTATATACTACTCCTCAGATAATATCTGGATCATCGGACGTCAGCAAGAGAAGAAGGGAACAGAAATTTTAGGATATAACTTTGTAATCAATGTAGAAAAGTCAAGGTTTGTCCGTGAGAAGTCTAAGATTCCTATTGCAGTTACATGGGAAGGTGGTATTGAAACCTACTCAGGTCTATTAGATGTTGCATTAGAAGGTGGATATGTTGCTAAGCCTACAATTGGTTGGTACTCAAAGGTTGATAAAACCACTGGTGAGATAGAAGATAAAAAGGTTCGTGTTGCTGAAACACTTAAGGAATCTTTCTGGGCACCTATCTTTGCTAACACAGACTTTAAACAATATCTTAAAGATAAATATGAAGTAGGTCATGCCGAAATGATTAAATCAAACCCTGAAGATTTGGATATTTAATGCAGATAGAAACATTAATCTTACGTAACCTAATGTTAAATGAGGATTACACCAGAACGGTGATTCCTCATTTGAAAACTATATACTTTGAGAATCCATATAGAGATGTCTTTAATGAGATTGTTGGCTTCGTGAATAAGTTTAATAAGTTACCAAGTGCTGATGCGTTGAGTATAGAACTAAGGAATAATCCTAAGATAGGATCTGATTCATTAGCTCTTATACCTGAGATCAGTAAACCAGATACAGAACAAACCCAAGAGTGGTTAGTTGAGAAGACTGAGAAGTGGTGTCAAGACAGAGCAATCTACTTGGCAATCATGGATTCAATTAATATTATTGAAGGTAAGCATGAGACATATGACAAGAATGCATTGCCTACAATACTCAGTGAGGCTTTAGGTGTTAACTTTGATATGAGAGTTGGTCACGATTATGTTGATGACTCTGATGGTCGTTATGATTTCTATCATAGGCAAGAAGAACACTTACCATTTGACTTAGAAAAGTTTAACGCAATCACCAAAGGTGGTCTCGTCAAGAAATCTCTTAATGTTGCTTTGGCTGGTACAGGTGTTGGTAAGTCATTGTTTATGTGTCATGTTGCCGCTGGTGCTTTAACACAGATGAAAAATGTGTTATATATAACTATGGAGATGGCAGAAGAAAGGATAGCTGAACGTATTGACGCTAACCTTATGAATGTGCCTATTGACCAGTTAGAGAATTTAAGTAAGGATATGTTTGATAAGAAGATGCATAAGCTTACTGATAAAGGGGTAGGTAAATTGATTGTAAAGGAATATCCTACAGGAGCTGCAAGTGCTATTCACTTTAGGGCATTACTTAAAGAGTTAAAGATCAAACGTGACTTCACACCTGATCTTATTTGTATAGACTACTTGAATATATGTTCAAGTGCACGTATGAAATCTATGGGTGGATCTATTAACTCATATATTATGGTCAAAGCAATTGCAGAAGAATTGCGTGGTTTGGCAGTAGAGTATAACTTACCTATTGTTACAGCTACACAAACCACCCGCTCTGGATTTGGTAACTCTGATGTAGGTTTAGAAGATACGAGTGAATCATTTGGTTTACCAGCTACGGCTGATCTAATGTTTGCACTTATAGCTACTGAGGAGTTAGATAACCTTAACCAGATAATGGTCAAGCAATTAAAGAATAGATACAATGATCCAACCGGTGGTAATAAGAAGTTTGTATTAGGAATTGACAGAGCTAAGATGAGACTGTATGATGTAGAGGATACGGCCCAGACTCTTAATGT